TCAGTGTTGGAGCAGAGCGGCAGCGTAGATACAGAGTGATGAAGCGGTGGAGGGTTGATCCGACAGAAGAAAACTTCTGGGGCGTGGTTCTGGCCTATGCCGGGATAAAATTCAAAACCTACTCCGGGTTGCCATTCTCTTATGAAATAAAAAAAGGCAAGAACGGTGAGTACACGAAAGAACTGTGGATTGACAGGCGGGAGAAGAGCAAGAGTTTGGCATGGAGTTCTATAGTTTTGGCACTGGGGAATATAAAAGAAGAAGTGGTTGATCGTCCCAAAGCGCTGGGGGATATCCGAGGTGTGACTTATATTTATGGGATGTTCTATCAGTTCGGGCTAATCGACGTGCCTGACAAGGTAAAGGAGAAGATGGGCCGTCCGATAAACCGCAAAAAATAGGTTGCTATGTACAGAAGTGTGCGGTAATATGTGCCGTAACTGAGGATACGAATCTCAGTTGGGAAGGATGGTAGCATTATAGAAAAATTGAAGGAAATGCTGGAGGAGTATTTGAAGAAAACAGAGCCGGAGTATTACCCGCCAGTGGAGAACCTGCTGGATCTGATCTACGAGCATTATACAGAGAACAACCCAGTAGAGAAAAACACAGTTGCTGGGAAAGCAGCAAAGGCCAAGGAAAAGGAACTGGAAGAGTGGCTGCGAGGGTTAGATGGTATGGATAGGCTCGTAGAGGACTATGTCGGAGATAAGATTCCGCTCTGGGAGAAGATCATGGACCGGCAGGGAACGGTGTGCTGTGCATGGGAAAAGATCGCTTTTGAGGAAGGTCTGAAAGTCGGAATTCGGCTCATGATGGAAGCGTATAGTTTATGACGGAAATAAAATGAACTCCTGAAGTTCAAAAAAGCCCTCGCTTGTTACGGCGAGGGCGTGTGTTCTTACTTTTCAGGCTTTTCAGCTTTTTTCTTCTTCGGTGCGATCATTTTGTGACCGGAGTAGATTGCCATACCCATGCAGCCTAATGCTCCGTAGGCAAAATACTTGTGAGCCTGCATCAGTTTCTTGCAGCCTGTGTAGAAGCATCCTGCCATGCAGGCAAGTGCGCCGAGTGAGCAATATTTATGTGCTTTCATTTTGTGTGTCCTCCTTATCTTCTTTCTGCATTTTGAGCAATTCCTCGATTTCCGTTTTACTCGCCGGCCGTACTGCCTTTTTATTATCGTGTGCTACCGCTCCACAGTCAGGACAACGGTCAGGTAGCTTCTCTGCAGAGAAGCAGTAGCGGCAGGCATCGCAAAAGTAGTAATTCAAGTCATATTCACCCCAATCTCTAATATATCTTCAAATGCAATAATGGTCGGCAGCTCTTTGCCGGTATCATTTATAAAGCCTGTGTAAATTCGCAGTTCTTTGTTTATCGTATCCACAGCATCCAGTATTCCGACTATATCTTCATAGTAGCCGTCCATGAAATATTTTATTGTGATCTCTTGTCCTTTCCGAAGCTGGCTGATCTTTTGGTTCAGAGCTTGCTTGCCTTCTTCAGACAGCTCGATTCTATTTCCTTTGAGATGATCTCTGCCTTCAGAAGCAATCTCATCCTCATAGCCTCGCAAGGCGGCAAACGGAGAGAAGATTTTAGCACGATTGGACATCGGCATACGGGGATGATTATGTGGCGGTTCCGGGCGGGAAGCATGGAGTATTTTGCCATACTTACTTTGGACGGTCCTGACTTCCGGTGTGTTCTTATAGTCCATGTTCTCCCTCCTTACTTGGCCTTATGGCCGCCTATCTGTTGATTTCTCTCCCTCATCGTTGCACCATTCAGATAGTTGGTTCCTTTTAGTACGGCGTTCTTGCCGAACTTCTTCTTGAGACCCAGCATCGCATTTTGCAGCTTTTTCTCTTTTTCCAACTTGGTTGTGTCCGTGAATAGGTCAACTTGGAAGAATCCCTCGTCTTTGACCACACGGTTAGCGGCTATTGTGATCCGTCTTACCGTCAGTGTTTTATCAGCTATTTTCTCGAATAGCTCAGTTGTGGCAGAGATCAGGATACTGCCGAGATTGGTCGGGTTATCCAGTTTTGTGCTGCCATGAGCGCCCTTCGGAACGGTGCGGCCGTAGTGGTCGATGTGTACCGGACCTCTGTACTTTCCGCTGTCACAGTTTTCCCGGTCATAGCCCACATCCAGTGTCAAACTATCCGTTACCAGTCCTTTATCTGTCAGCTGGAGTACCAGGCTGTCTGCCATCTCCATGACAATGATTCTGGCTTTGTCATATGGGTAAGGGCAGGAGAGCACCTGTCCCTCGGAGATGCTGTTGCTGCTGGGTTTGTATGCCTTGATTTCTTTCATGCCGCAGGGTTCCAGCCCCCAAGCATGGTCGATTAGCAGTTCTGCATCAACACCGAATTCCTTATATAAGATATCCTGATTGACGGTGCTGAAATAGGCCAGCTCGCCCATCGTATGGATGCCGTGCTTTTCTAGCCGCTTGACGGTGCCGGGACCAGTCATCCAAAAGTCTGTGAGCGGCTTGTGGTCCCAGAGGAGATAACGGAAGTTCTCTTCATCTAGCTCAGCGATGCGGACTCCATCCTTGTCTGGTGCAGCGTGCTTAGCAGTGATATCCATTGCCAGCTTCGCCAGATACAGATTCGTACCAATCCCGGCGGTGGCAGTGATGCCGGTCGTATAAAGCACTTCCCGGATCATTGTCATGGCAAGGTCGTGTGCGGTCATATTATAGTGGGATAGGTACGAGGTGGCATCGATGAACACTTCGTCAATGGAATATACCACGATGTCCTCTGGCGCGATGTATTTCAGATAGATGCCATAAATCTGCCGCGACACCTTTTCATAATATGCCATCCGAGGTGGCGCGACGAGGTAAGAGAGTTCGAGTGATGGGTCGGCGGCAAGCGATAAGGAATCATAGGAAGCAGAGGAGAAGGATGGCTTACCGTCCTTATACATAGCTTTTCTTAATCGTACCGCTTCCCTTAACCGATTCGCATTGACCTCTTTGACCTTCTGCACGACCTCGAACAGTCTGGCGCGACCCGGAATACCATAGGCTTTTAGGGAAGGAGACACAGCGAGACAGATAGTTTTCTCGGTGCGGGAGGAATCTGCCACGACCAGATTTGTGGTAAGCGGGTCGAGGTGTCGAGAGGCGCATTCCGCACTCGCGTAATAGCTTTTGAGATCTATCGCAAGATATGTGCGTTGCATTGTACAATTCCCTCCTCTCTATGTGCTCGTGTTATTTTCCAGTCCTTTCCACAAACCACCGGCCTAACCGACCGTTGAAGCGTGGATCGAGATGCTCAAAGAACAGGTGCTTTTCCTGCCCCTGGATGAGCACGGTAAAGCAGTCACCGGAATAACCGTTGTCAGCAGTCCCGGCGGGGCGGAAGTCGCGCACTGTTTCGATTGGGAAGGTACGTCCATCCGACCAGGTGATCGATGTCGGCTGCATAAAACCGGTTGGGTCGAAGGTGGAATTGACTTTTACATAGACTTTTTCTTTATTCATGTTGGTCACCTCCAGCATCGAAACCGGCCGCTTTCAGAATCTGTTTGACGCTCTGAGCATCCAGATCACAAATCCGGCATTTTTCCAAGATAGATTCCTTGGTCAGCGTGGCGCGGTATGACTTGTTGCTGTATCGGATCTGGGCGGTAATTGCGGCATCACAGTGCATGTGGGCTATTTCATGGAAGAACGTTTTATTTTCTTCCAGGGTCATCCGCTCGTCCAAACCGTTTTCCTTAAGACGCAACATGTCTTTCTTTATGTAAGTGGCGGCATGAGGCGATACCGCATTCTTTAATAATGGATAGATTTCGGCAATCACAGCATCGGCATGGCACCTGTAGTTTTTGATATCAGATTCTGTAAATGGCATAAGTGGTCACCTCTCATAAGCGAAATGATTGACTTGAACAACAGGTTCCGGTTGTTGTGGATGTTCCGAAGAAACATATTATCCCCGACATTGTGTGCCTCAGTTTCACAATGTGAGGTTCTCTCAGGTGATAAAAATTATTCATCCATCTCTTTCACACCAAAATAGATGATCGTGTTGACCGGTTTGCTCTTGTCCACAACGATCCCCTGCATTTCATAATCAAAAGATTCATTGGTAAGAACTTCCAGACCGTACATCTCGTCGGAAGGCGCATAGGTCATTACCTGACATTTGGGGTACGCTTCGGAAAGTTCATCATTCACATCGTGGATGAGTTCGTCTGTCACTTCGCCAATACTGGAGCCAAACTCAACACCAACGACTTGACCTTTGACAGGAAATTTGAAAATACCGTAGAGTTCGGGATTGGAATTTTCGGGGTGACGGACAGCATTGGGAAAGCGATAAAGCACGTATTTCATTTGTGAGTCCTTTCTGCTGGCATCGCCAGTTTTTTATATTTACTGCTTTTCAATGGGAGAAGCAATGGCTTCATTAATTATTATAAATGTCCTGCATCATCAGAAATCGTACCCAGAAAGTTCCGACTGGGCATATCAGGAAGGTGCAGGTGATTATCGTTGTTCATCTGCTGAAGTTTAAGGAGCAGCAGGTTGACATTGGTTCCAAGACTACGGGCAATCTGAACGACATCAAAACCATCCTGAATAAGAGAATCTATGGATTGGTCATCCAGAAGCAAATTGGCGGCGAACAGATTTGCCTCGTATTCTGTGGAGTTTGTGATATTAAAGAGTTCAAATTCCATAAGGCATTCCTGCGTTTTACCGAGAGAGCGGTGGAGCAGGGCATGGCCTAACTCATGAGCGCATACGATGCGCTTCATTTCATTAGACATCGTTGCATTGATAAAAATGAAACTGTTGTGCAGGACGACTTTAAATGCGCCTTTCTGCCTTTGGAAATCGCTGCGTTCCATAACAGTAATGTCGAGAGCAGCAGCGATTTCAAATGGATCATTGGTGTGATAGCGCCGAATCAGGCGGCGTGGTAGGATAGAGGCTTGTTTACTGATCATTGTTAAAATCACTCCCTTTTCTATAAGAACGCTTAAGAATTGGAGCTGTCACCGGAGATGCCTCTGTATTTTTTCGGTACATATTTCCGGTTCTTTTCTTTTGCTATCCAGTAAGCCTCTTGAATGGCTTTCATCATCGCATCCATATCCTCTTCCGCAAGTTCACCACCAGCATAAAGACCAGACACCTCTTTAACCAGACGTTCTGCCTGGGCATTGCCGCGCGCACCGTATTTCTCGGTCGCCTTGATTACAAAGTCTGCATCATCATCTTTGAGTGCGTCGACATCTACATTAAGTGCTGTAGCGAGGAGCTGGTAGTTTTCCTTCTGCTTGGGAAGACGTTCTCCGCTTTCGTAATTTTGAATCGTGCGCAGCGCAATACCAGTCATGTCGGCGAGTTGACGCTGTGAATACTTGGCAGCGAGGCGGGCTGCCCTGACTTTTTCTCCGAATTTCATAATATAACCTCCGTTGGTTGTGCATGTCACTTCACTATGTTGCGCTTGACATGACGCAAGTTGGACTGTATAATGTGCTTGTAAACGCAACTTGCATGATTATAATAACGTAAGAAACGCAACTTGTCAAGACGGAAATAATATGAACACACAAAAGAAAGTTGTAGATGGGAGGATGGTTATGGATTATGGGATTTACACGACCCAGGGGAAAAAGACTCTCTTGGGAAACCGGGCAACAGTGAATGGCCGTGATGCGATCGCGTATGTAAAGAATGGACAGTTACAGTCCTATGCTTATATGGATGACTTTGCATCACAGTTTTATTCCGGTCCTCGTCTGGCATTTGAAGACCCGGAAGAAGATAAGCGTACTTGATTTTGGAACGGGCTTGACTCACCGCAGGACGTGTGAGTTAGCAAAAACTTTTGACACTACTTGCAGGTGCTGCTCGAATAACGTAGTAAGCCGAGGTAGACATTCAGATAACCCTAATTATGGGTATCTGGAGTCTGCCTCGGCTTTTTTTTACTCAGTAGCGGCTGCTTGTGCTTTCAGTTGACGGACTTCATTGATCCTGTCGGTAAATTCATGGAACGCAAACGAATCTTCGGTGTATCCGTTTTCCTTCATCAGCCACAGGACGTGGGAGTAGTTGGTAATGGATTCATCATACTCATTCAGAGCGAGAAGAAGGTTCGCCAGAGTGGAATATGGCTGCAACAGTTGTCTTGCGTTTTCGGGAAGCATCTTATCGTAGATGGAAAATGCTTCATTCAAATGTTCCATGACTTTGTCGGCATCTCCTTCCCTAAGGTACGCATCGGCTAAATCGGAATGTGTTTGAGCAAGGTCAAGGTTCATGTGATTTGGATAAGCTGCCTCATAGATTCGCAGAGCACGTTCGTGCTCAGGGATTGCCAGTTCAGGATGATCGGATTCTGAGTAGACACCGCCGATGTTGTTTAAGATGTACGCGGTTGACTCGTGATTCTCACCGTAGGTCAAGGAATCGATCTGAAGGGCCTTCTTGTAGTTTTCGATGGCTTCATCGGGGCGCTGCATGTAGTAATAGCACAGTCCGATGTTGTTATAAATCGTGCCGGTATTTGGGTCATTTGGACCGTAGGCTTTGATGAACAATTCGAGAAGCTTCTGGAGTCCAGCCAGAATATCATCGTAATCGTCCTCCAGTGTGAGACGAAGGGAGCAAACGGAGTTGAGCACATCCAAAGTATCCGGATGAGTAGGCGACAGCAGCTTCCAAAAAATATCTCGTGCTTCTTCTAAATAAGGCATTGCCTGTGACGGATCGATATCAGAGTAAATATTTCCAATATGGTGTGCCACGCCTGCACGAAGCAGAAGCATCTCACGATCCTTGCTCTTCGCATCGGTCTGATTGTAAATGTCTACAAAAATCTTCTCGGCTTCTTCAAGCTGGCCGGAATGTGCTAAGAGCATTGCCTTATGTGCAAGAGCGTTCAATTTCAGATGCTGTTCTGCTTCTGCTTCCCCGGAAAGAGTCTGGTAGGCCCGATCAAAATACGTCCCGGCTTTCGTGTAGTCAATTTTCAGATAGGTCTTTCCAATGTTCAAATCGAGTTTTACAAGGTCGATTCTCTCAGAAGGGGAATAAGAACCAGCCGGATGGTTTTTCTCATAAATATCCCGGCTTGTCTGGTATGCATCCAATGCAGCCGGAAAATGGGATAACTCATACTGAATCATGCCGCGGCTGTTCCAGACGGAAGCCAGCTTGATGTTTCCCTCACCATAAAGCTGGCAATAGAGGGTGTCCAGGGAATCTAGCAAAGGCAATGCACGTTCATAGTAGCCGATATCGCGGTATATTTCGGCAAGCGCCCACAAAAAGTCGCTGTCTTCCTCTGACTGGAATTGACCGTGGAAGATATCATTCAAGGACCAGCTGAACTGGATGAGCTCTTTTTTAGTGGCATCATTTTGCGACAGGCAGGAGGTCATTTCAATTGTGATCTCATGGATGAAACCCTGACACAGGTCATAAAGATCATCGATAAACTGAGCACGAATAGCAGCCGCGATGACCGAGTGCATGTAATAGCGATAGCGATTCCGGCCGTTGTCATAGAGAGCTTCTTTCTTGATCCAGCCTAGATGCTCAAGGTGATTCAGGGGTGTCCTGTTCCTCAGCAGGAACCACCTCTTTGCCTGAGAAAAAAGAAAGCGGATATTCGGGATCGTGGATATCTGTACAAGCAAGGTCTGTTCTTCAGGACAACGGCCGTATACCCGGAAAACCTTGGACAGCTGTTGAACTGCAGTCCCCTCCGAATGTAGCTTTTCATGAGCTGCTGTGATTTCTTCTGAACTCATATCAAAGCCACAACGCAGAAGGGTTTCGTAAAATTCGTAAAGTAGAAGTTCTTCAGCATCTGCGATCTTTGCAAGCAGCTCAACGGCCAAAGGAAGGCAGTCGCAGAGTTCTACAATCTTACGCAGTGTGATGTCATCCCTGTCACCGTGATAATACGCATAAAAAAGTTTTATACAGTCATTCAGGGAAAGAGGAGGAACAGGAACTTCCGTAAGCGACCCAAATCCTGCACATCGGCTGGTGATCAATACGCGGCAGTGCAGATATTCGCTGATTGAGGATTCCCTTGTATGTTCCAGGCTGTCAACATTATCGATTACGATCAGGAGGCGATTTTTATAGTTGTTGATTATTTTAATGGCCGCCTGAAATGCCTGCTCGATGTTATGAAACTTCTGATCCAGATGCAAGGCCTGAACCAGAGAAAGGGTGAAATTGTCTTCAATGCAGTCGACCCAGAGAACATGAGTGATGCCGGAATCGGAAGTAGGAGTGTCAAGAATTTCCTTCAAGACAGATTTGGCAATCTCTGTTTTACCAATACCGCCGATGCCGTGCAGATAGCAGGACTCTCCGTCTATCAGTCTATTGGAAACCGCAGCAGTTAGTTCTTCACGGCCAATATAATGCTCGGTCTGAGGATAAGGAACTGCAGATAAAAGCTCAGGATATGAGGGCCTTGGAACTTCTGGATTTAAATCGACTTGTTCCAGATAGGCGGTCAATGCTTTAGATATTTCAGAAACTGGGAGAGTTTCCTTTCCTTCTGACAAAGCAAAAATCAGCTCAAGGCAGTAGAGGAGGTGAGAACGATGAGCCAGATTATTTACAGTATATCTGTTTATCCAGATGGATAAATCAACATGAAAATAGTTTTGAATCAGATCGATCAGTGCATTAGCTGCTTCTACGGCCTGGGGTTCCTGAAAACGTCCCTCTCTGTTTTCAGGATTAAATACGCACTCGAAAAGTCGGATGAGCCGTTTATGTGTAAGTTCGTTGATCGGCATGGCTTGCTTCAGTCGGCTGTTAAAGTATCCACGGTCAAAACTGGGAGACGGAAAGTTCCATTGTTCCCATTCGATCATGACCGTTCCGATACAGTTTTCAAGCAATGTACGGAGAAAGTCCGTACAGGTATACGAAAATGGCATGGCGCAGGTACTCCTTTCGTTAAAATTTAAATTCCAACCGGAGTCCAACTGGAAACCAACTGAAATGTAATGTTACAGTTTTTTAGGGAGCTGATAAGAAAACTTCTGAAGATAGAACCATTATACCACCTGTGTTCACAGAAGAACATGGGGAGTTAGCACTTATTTGAAGTGCGTACAGCTGATATGGCTGTGAACATATAAAAAATAGAATACAGAGCCCAGTGCGCAATAGGCAAAGGATTCTCATACAGTCGATGAATTTTACGGTTTACCTAACCGCAGAATTCGCTGTGACTGTAACGAGTGCCCTCTGACTTGTTGCGCATTTTTCTTTTTGCAGCCGATCTCCGGGTTCTTATGAGACCAGACACGACTTTCTTCCAGAAGGCCCTCCTTGTCAGAGTTTCCTTTGCCTGTCCGCACGAGCGGAAAGGACACAAAAATGAAGGAAACAAAGAAAAACGGAGCAGCTCAGAGCAAGGCAGGAAAGCGTGATTACAGCGCATTTAAAAACATGTACCGTAAAATTCCACAGGATCTTCGGGATGTCATCGTCTATTACATCGGTGACAGGCCTCTTGTCATCCATGAGGGCGTGAATGAGGTTACGGGAGAAGTCGTGACGGCAGAGTTTATCCGTCAGTGGCATATGGACCGTGATAGGGAAGTCTACAACAACAATAAACATTTGAAACCGCCTGCGGATGAAAACAAGAAGAAGCAGATCCGGGAGTGGGAGGAAGCCCATCCCGGCGAAAAGTGCCCGGATTCCTACAACCTGTCCTTGGATGCTTCTTTTGCAGATGATGAAGGCAGTGAAGATAAGTCCAGCCTTTTATATGAATGTGCTATCACGATGGGCGCAGAGGATGAAGAACCGGATTATATTGTCCGACTGCATGAGCTTAGGGATGAACTTCCAGAATCCCAGCTCCATACATATCGGCAGGTCGTAGAGCAGGAAAAATCCAATGTTGAAGCGGCTGCAGAGGATGAGGTATCGGAAGCGGCTGTACGGAAACGCCGTAAGAAGATCGAAGAAAAAATCGCATCAGATAAAATTTTGAAAAAACTTTGGAGAGGGGGTTCGATTTAAGGCTTCCTCCATCGCCTGTGACTTAGAAGGGCAGAAGGCCACCGGGAAAACAGAACGGTGTGACCAAAAAGCCGGGATCGGCTTTCCGCACTTCAATATCTATTTAAGGAGGCGAGGAGCATGAAGCACCGCATTGAAGTTCGTGTCAAAAACAAAGAAAAAGTGCTGGACGGACGGGTAATGAAGCTGCCTGCAAGACTGGTCCATTGGCTTTTGGGTGACGGAATGAAAGTTCTGGTCATCACACCGGGGGACACTGTGGGTCATGTTGACATTTACCCGGAAGCAGCAGGAAAGGCGGCCGCAAAGTGAAGAAGATTTTTGTTTGTTCGCCATACCGACCGACAGCAAACGACCCGCCGTGCAGGAAGGCACAGCTGGAGGCAAACATCCAGAGGGCAAAGACAGCCTGCAGGATTCTTGCCACGATGGGAGTCCTGCCGCTGGCTCCGCATCTGTATTTTACCCAGTTCTTAAAGGATGAGGATGCACAGGAGCGAGCAACAGGAATCCGATTTGGAATGGAGTGGCTGGAAGCCGCGGATGAAGTGTGGGTGTTCGGCGAATCCATATCCGAGGGGATGGCAGCGGAGATCAAGAGAGCATATGAGCTGAAGAAACCTGTTCGTAATCTCCCGGAGCCGGGACGCATGGTCGAGCTGCTTCTGAAGAGGCTTTCCGAGCAGTATCACATACCAATGGAGGGTAAAACCGAAGAGCAGCAGGAAGCTGCAGAAAGTGAGAAAGACAATGGAGAATAAGAATGAGAAGAGCATGACTCTGGAGGAAATGATTGGCGAGATGCTGAAGGATGCCAAGGTGGTAAAGGTTCCGCTTCCTGTCAGGGCAGAGGAAAAAACGGAAGTGCAGAAGCAGGACAAGCCGATGCCGGCACGCCCGTCCAGTGTTCCGGTCCTTTCACTCAACATCGAGAACCTGCATGTCCACATGGATGAACGCATGACCTCTTACAACTACGGTTTCGGTCAGGAGCCGGATGCTGAGGCAGACGACCCGGTAGAGGATATCGACTTCGATGAGATGCTGGAGCGTATCCACAAGGAAACTGGTCTGTGCGAGAAGGTCATTCTGGCAGTTCTGAAGGCACAGGCCGATTATCTGGATGACCTGTGGGGTGATGAGGAAGAAACCGGAGAGGAGGCAAACGCATGATGGACGAACTGAATGCTTTGAATGCTCCGAAGAAGGTCGTGGATGGGCTGACCGAGGTTTTTGAAGGACTCGCCCAGATGTTTGAGGGCGTGTCTGACCAGCTTGAACTTCTGGGCGCAGATGCTGTCCCGGAGGGAAAGCGTATCTTTCCGGTCGTGGATCAGAAAGCTCCTGCTGTGTCTGAGAAGAAAGGTTCAGCAGCACCGCATCCCCGTAGGAAGCCGATCAAGAAGACCCGAAAGGTAGAGGAAGCTGTGGACAAGCCGGAAGATCCTGTCAATGACAGCGACAGTGATGCCGGTGCAGACACACAGCTGGAGGCCGAGAACAGTGTCGGGGAAGCAGAGGATACCACAGAAGAAAACTTCCCGGCGGATGATGCAGACGCCTTGCCGTGGAGCGAGGATACTGGTCAGGAGAAGAAGAATGTTCAGAAGGACGAGCCGACTGATAAGACCGAGCAGGAATCATCTGCTGCCGCTAAGACACCATCTGCGGTGACAATCACCAAGGATGATATCACGGCGGTTATTGTGGCGAAGATCAAAAAGAAGCGCGACAACAACGAGAAGATCGGTCGGCTTCTGAAGACTTATGGTGTAGCCCAGCTGTCTGATCTGCCTGCGGAGAAGTACGAAGCGTTTCTGGCCGATGTTTCCCAGATTTAAGGGAGGTCGCTATGCCAGAAGTACACGCAATCCTGTCTGCTTCCAGCTCGAAACGTTGGCTGAACTGTACGCCTTCGGCAAGGCTGGAGCAGAACTTTCCAAATGAATCCTCGGTGTATGCCGAGGAAGGAACAGCTGCCCATGCTCTGGGTGAGTATAAGCTCCGCAAGTACCTGCATGAGAGGGTGCAGCGTCCGACCTCCGAGTACGAGAACGAGGAGATGGAAGCGAACACTGACATTTACGCAGAGTTCATCATTTCCACGGTGGAGCGCATCAAGGAGACCTGCCCGCATCCACTGGTCATGGTGGAGGAGCGGCTCGATTACAGCTATCTGGTTCCATCTGGCTTCGGTACCGGCGACTGCGTGATCATCGCAGACGGGACACTGTATGTCATGGATTACAAGAACGGCAAAGGCGTATTCGTCAGCTGTGACCACAATCCGCAGATGATGCTGTACGCCTTGGGCGCTTATCACGCCTACGGATACCTGTACAACATCAAGCAGGTGTCCATGACCATTATCCAGCCGCGACTGGAAAATATCTCAACGTATGAATGCAGTGTGGAGGAACTGCTGGACTGGGCAGAGACCTATGTTAGGCCGAGGGCAAAGCTGGCCTTTGAAGGAAAAGGCGAGCAGGTTCCCGGAGACTGGTGCCGGTTCTGCCGTGCCAGAACTTCCTGCAAAGCCTGTGCTGAGGAAGCTCTGGCACTGGTGAAGGAAGAATTTCTGGATTTGGATGAAGGTGTTCTTACCGATGAGGAAGAGGAAACCGATGCCACAGCAACTTTCAATCTGGATACCTCCGCACCGACCTTCAAGTCCCCGGCGCTCCTTTCCAAGACGGACATCGAAAAGATGCTCCCGACCCTGAACCGCATTGAGTCCTGGATCGAGGCCATCTTTGCCTATGTCAGTTCCGAAGCCATCAACCACGGAGTTGCGTGGGATGGCTATAAGGTGGTCGAGGGCAGGAGCAAGCGGCAGTTCCTTGACACAAAGTCGGTGGTAGCTGCAGCAGAAAAAGCCGGATACACCGATATTTACAAGACTGAGCTGATCTCCCTTACTGAGTTTGAAAAGCTCATGGGAAAGAAAAAGTTCAAGGAGATTCTGGGAGAGTATGTGGTCAAGCCACCCGGTAAGCTGGCTCTTGTACCAAACTCTGATCCCAGAGAGGCAGTCAATCTGGAGACTGCCGAGGATGAGTTCACGCCCCTTGACTGAGGCTGGACATAGAAAAAACGCATTACACAACAGGATGCCGCAGTCAGATGAGAGGCGCGGCATCACAAAAGAATTTGGAGGATTTTTATTATGGCTAAGAAAATTACCAGTGCAACGAAGCTCGTTATCCCGTGCCGCATCTCTTTTGCCAACATCTTCGAGCCGAAGAGCATCAATGGCAGCGAGGCGAAGTATTCCGTTTCCTGTCTGATCCCGAAGGACGATAAGAAGACCCTGCTGGCGATCCATAAGGCGGTCGAAGCCGCGAAGGAAGATGGCAAGGTCCGCAAGTGGGGCGGCAAGATTCCGCCGAACCTGAAACTTCCACTGCGTGATGGTGACATCGACCGTCCGGATGATGAAACCTATCAGAACCACTTCTTCCTGAATGCCACCAGTAAGGATGCACCGCAGGTTGTTGACCGTCATGTTCAGCCGATCATGGACCCGATGATGGTCTACTCTGGCTGCTTCTGCAATGTCAGCGTCAACCTCTATCCGTTCAATGCCAACGGCAACCGTGGCGTTGCGGCAGGTCTGGGCAATATCCAGTTCGTTAAGGACGGCGACCGTCTGTCCGGCCGTGCATCTGCGGACTCCGACTTTGATGCTCTGGAAGATGATGAGGATGTTCTGGGCGGCGATGCCGGTGAGGAACTGCCGGATTATCTGAAGTAAGACCCGGTGTTTCAAGGACACAAGTAAATGAGCACGCCGGGAGATGCAGAGGTGTCTCCCGGTTTTTTCTTAGATATGGGGTGATTTTTTGAAAGAGATATTGGTCGATATTGAGACCTACAGCGAGGTGGATATCGGAAAATGCGGTCTGTACCGCTATGCCGCAGATACCAGCTTTGAAATCCTGCTGGTAGCCTGGGCAACCGATGAAGGGGATGGCTTTGGCGAGACAAGATGTGCAGACCTTGCATCGGGAGAAGTCATACCGGATGAACTGCTGGAGGCATTCCAAACCGGCAATGTGCGGCTGATCGCACACAATGCCGCCTTTGAGCGTGTCTGCTTCTCCGTGCATCTGAACCGGCACTATCCCGGACAGTATCTGAAACCGGGAGAGTTCCTTTCGCCGGATAGCTGGATCTGCACGATGGTCATGGCAGCATCGCTGACTTTGCCGCTGGCACTGAAAGGTGTCGGTACGGTGTTGAAGACCAGCCAGCAGAAAGACAAAGAAGGTGAGCGGCTCATCAAGCTGTTTTCTGTGCCATGCAAGCCGACCAAGTCAAATGGGATGCGGACCCGGAATCTTCCGGAGCATTACCCGGCGGACTGGGCAAAGTTCAAGTATTACTGCATTCAGGATGTCAATACCGAGGTGGACATCTACAAGAGACTGAAGAAGTTCCCAATGACGGAACTGGAATGGCAGCATTATCGCACGAATGAGCGCATCAATGACCGCGGCGTGAGAATCGATACGGAGTTGGTGCAGGAAGCAATCACCTGCGACCTGATGCTCTCCGATGCCATGAGCAGGAAAGCCTACGAGCTGACGGGACTTGAAAACCCGAATTCCGTATCTCAGTTGAAGACATGGCTGGAGGAGCGCGGCATCCCGATGGACACGCTCGGAAAAAAGGATGTAGCCCAGATGATCGAAGAGCTGGACAAGAACGGAGTAGATGCTGAGGCAATGGATATGCTGAAGCTCCGGCTCCAGATGGCAAAAAGCTCTGTGAAGAAATATCAGGCGGCGGAACGCTGTGTGTGTCCTGACGGCAGAGCCAGAGGACTGTTCCAGTTCTATGGAGCCAGCCGTACCGGTCGATATTCCGGCCGGAATATCCAGCTGCAAAACCTCCCACAGAACCACATCTCAACGCTGGATGAAGCGAGAACACTCGTGAAGTTGGGGTGCTTCGATATGGTCGAGAGTATCTACGGCAATACACCGGATGTCCTGTCCCAGCTGATCCGCACCATGCTGATCCCGAAAGATGGATGCGAGTTCATCGTGGCAGACTTTTCTGCTATTGAAGCCCGTGTGCTTGCGTGGGAGGCGGAGGAACAGTGGGTGCTGGATGCGTTCCAGAACGGCGAGGATCTCTACTGTGCTACCGCTTCCCAGATGTTTCATGTGCCTGTTGTCAAGCACGGCATCAACGGTGACCTGCGTCAGAAAGGGAAAATTGCGACTCTGGCTTGTGGCTATGGCGGCTCCTCCGGCGCACTCATCAGTATGGGCGCATTGCAAATGGGACTGCACGAAGAAGAACTGCCGGAGATCATTGATTCCTGGCGGGAAGCCAACCCGAAGATCGTGCAGTATTGGTGGGATACCGAAAAGGCTGCGATGACCGCCTATAAGACCGGGGAGCGGCAGGAGGTCGGAAAGATCGCCTTTGAGTTCTATTCCGGCACCCTCTGGATGGTGCTTCCGTCAGGCAGACGGCTTGCGTATCTGAAACCGAAACAGCAACCGAACCGCTTCGGCCGTATGAGCCTGACCTATGAAGGTGTGGGGCAGAATCACAAGTGGAGCAGACAGGAAACCTACTCCGGTCGGCTGGTCGAGAATGCAACGCAGGCCATTGCCCGTGACATTCTGGCTGAAGCGATGGACCGCATCTCAGCAGAGGGGTTGAACATTGTGGCTCATGTTCACGATGAAGTCATCATCGAGGCACCCAAGGGTCAGTACACAGTGGATGAGGTCTGTAAGCTGATGTCGGTCAACCCGGCATGGTGTAAGGGCTTGCCGTTGGCGGCAGCTGGTTACAAGGGTGACTACTATTTCAAAGACTAAGGGGTGAACAAGATGCCGCATGTATTGAAAATGAAGGACGGAAAACTCCTGACACCCTTTGGTATTCGAGACTTGCTGGATGCAGTCGAGGACTATGCCGGTGAGGAACTCCGCCGGGAGATCGAGGAGTATATCGAAACCAATGTGGAGGATATCGATGATTACGAAAAAGAGTATGACCGCATGGAACGGGATGGTGAACGCCTTGCTGACCATCAGCGGTCGGTTCTCTGTAACATCCGGGACGAGGTGGACGCACTGGACGCACTCCTGCAGGATACGCGGCTGAACCGCAGGCGGATGCAGGGAGCAGTACGGATCATCCAGCAGATGATCAACCGAGAACTGTAAACACGGTGCCCTTGCCGCAAGGACACGGACGAATAAAAGGGCGTATAAATATGCGCCGTATAGATAGGGAGGAAAATCGCTATGAAAACAGGAAGAAATTTGCAGGAAGTCCTGGTCGAACTGAACCGTCAGAATCAGGCAAAGCAGGACTTTATCAGTCCGGCACAGGGGATGCACCTCCGGGAAGATGGACACACCTTTGAGATCAACCATCTGACCACGAATCAGCAGGAGGTGTTCGGGACAACTTCGCTGTTCCACCGCCAGGTGGCATCGGCACTGGGCATCCCGGCAAAATATTATGATCTCATGCAGAAAGAAAAGCCGGAACTGCTGGCAGAGAATGTGAACAGCTGGTTTGCGGACAAGCCCAGCTCTTATATGGTTCGCTCTATGGATTACGGTGCCGGACAGGTAGCCCGTGCGCTGCTGTCGGAACGCTATCGCCGTATCGACAATATGGAGATTGCCACAGCTGTCCTGCCGCTGTTCGCAGGTAATGATCAGTACGAGGTGATGTCCTGCGAGGTAACGGAAAACCGTCTGTACCTCAAGGTGGTCAATCACCGTCTGGAGATGGAAGTCCGCAAGGGTGATATCGTCCAGGCTGGCGTGATGATCTCCAACTCCGAGGTCGGTCTGGGAGCTGTGTCGATTCAGCCGCTGGTATACCGTCTGGTCTGCACCAACGGTATGGTGGTCAATGACATGGGCGAACGCCGTCATCATGTGGGCCGTCAGGCAAAGGCGGTGGAGGACAGCTTCACGCTGTATTCGGACGAGACGATGGAAGCGGAGGACAAGGCATTTCTTTTGAAGCTGCGTGATACCACGATGGCTGCCATTGATGAGGCTCGCTTTTCCCAGGTGGTCGGCCGCCTGCAGGAATCTATGGCAGTGCCGATCACCGGCAGGGTACAGGATGTGGTGCAGCTGACTGCCCAGAGCTATGGCATCAATGCCGAGGAGCAGGAAGGTATCCTCAAGTACCTCATTGAAGGCGGCGACCTGTCTCTGTACGGCCTGTCCAACGCAGTCACCCGCACATCGCAGGATGTCGTTTCCTACGACCGTGCCACTACACTGGAGGGCATCGGCTGGCAGGTCGCCACGATGGAGCCGCAGCAGTGGAAGCAGATCAATCAGTAATGGGGAGGGAATCATCATGCAGAAAGAAACACAGGTTATCCGTTGGGTCGATCATAAAGAAGAAAAGGTGCCGGAATGTCGCAATAACCGAAGTCATTCTGATCCGACTGCAAATGAGGCTATCGGGAATGTGATGAGAGAAGAACGGCGAAAAGAGAAAGAGAAGATGTTGAAAGAACTGCTTCCACCAAAGCAGCTAGAATTTGACCGTCTCTTTAAAGCCGGAAACCGTCCGGAACTGAAAGATATTCTCAGCTGGTTTGGTAATGATACGGTCCTTCATATCGGGTCGAAATCGGCTTTCTATTTTATCGGCACGGCTAAGGAACTCAAGAAGGATATGGCTTTTGTCGAGAGCAATATGCAGCCGAAGAAGAACGCAGACGAACCTCCTAAGCGAAAAGCTGTTCCTGTACTTAAGCGTAAAGTCATTGAGGTATACTCCAAGCTTGACCCTTCTGAGGGTGTGATTATCAAAACGGAAGGTTCTGAGAGTGGTAACTTCTGGTTTGGAGCGGAGTATTACGCGGCAAAGAAAAAATACCTCCGGGATTGTAGAAAGAGAAAGGCATCCGTATGAGAGAAAGTGAAGTAGAAAAACAGTTCGTGGCTGCGGTAAAGGCTGCTGGAGGACAGGCACTTAAATTTACCAGTCAGACCATGAATGGCGTGCCAGATCGTCTGGTTCTACTGATTGGCGGCAAGTGTGCATTCGTGGAGCTGAAAGCGCCCGGCAAACAGATGCGTATCCTCCAGCGAAAGCGCAGACAGCAGCTCGAAGCCCTGGGCTTCCCGGTGTTCTGCGTTGACCGCTTGGAGCAGATCCAGCCTGCTGTGGATGCGCTCCTGTGCTGGACACCCGGTGAGCCTATCCCACAGGGGATCGGGGCAAAGATACCGGAGATGCCGGAAGTGAATCTTCCGGAGAAAGGAGGCGGTGTATGAGATTTGTCCCATATGAGTACCAAAGATACTGCACAGAGTATATCAAGACGCACCCAATTGCAGCTCTTTTTCTGGATATGGGCTTAGGCAAAACTGTAATCACCCTTTCCGCAATCAAAGACCTTATGCTTGAGACCTTCGAGGTCAGCAAGGTTCTCATCATTGCTCCACTGCGTGTTGCTCGTGACACATGGCCGGCAGAAATCGAAAAGTGGGACCACCTGAAAGGGCTGGATATTTCCGTCATCGTTGGAGATGTTAAGACCCGGATCGCAGCAGTCCACCACCCGGCAATGATTTACATCGTCAACCGGGAGAATATCAGGTGGCTGGTGGAGTATTACGAGAAAAATGGAATGCGATGGGATTTTAGCATGATCGTGATTGATGAGCTGTCATCATTCAAGAACTATCAGTCCCAGCGTTTCAAGTTCTTACGAAAAGTCCGCCCGTTCGTGAAGCGGTGGGTCGGATTGACCGGCACACCTTCTTCCAACGGTCTCATGGACCTGTGGGCAGAGATTGGAATTTTGGATGGCGGGGAACGGCTCGGCAAGTTTATCGGCCGGTACCGGGAAGCCTACTTCAAGGCGGGTGCGTTGAATCCGGCAACCGGCATCGTGTTCCAGTATGTTCCTAGACAGGGGGCAGAGGAGATGATCTATCAGCGGATCTCGGACATTACGATTTCCATGAAGGCTCTGGATTATCTCAATATGCCGGATTGTGTACCTACAAGGTGCGAAGTCGAGATGAACACGCAGGAAAGGGAACTCTACGATATGCTCCGGCAGGATCTTCTGATTCCGCTGAAAGACGGTGACATAGACGCTGCCAATGCTGCATCACTGACAGGGAAGCTGTTGCAGATGAGCAATGGCGCGGTCTATGACGAGAACGGCAAAGCACGAGTCATCCATGACCACAAGCTGGAAGCTCTCGAAGACCTGATCGAAGCGGCCAACGGACAGCCGGTGCTGGTGGCCTACTGGTTCAAGCATGACCGGGAGCGTATTATCAACCATCTGTCGAAACTGAAAATCAAAGTCCGGGACATCAAAAGCAGTACCGACATTAAGGACTGGAATGCCGGGAACATCCCAGTTGCACTAATCCACCCTGCATCGGCCGGACATGGTCTGAACATCCAGCAGGGCGGACACATCCTGATCTGGTTCGGGCTGACCTGGTCTTTGGAACTGTATCAGCAGACTAATGCTCGTCTTTGGCGGCAGGGCCAGACGCAGGTGGTCACCATCCACCACATCATCACCAAGGACACTGTGGATGAGGATGTCATGGCGGCTTTGGAGCAGAAGGACATGACACAGGAGAAGCTGATCTCAGCGGTCAAAGCGCAGTTGGGAGTTTGATTTCCATGCGGTGTAGGGCGGTAATGTCCTGCACCGCTTTTCTTTAAAAAATTCTCCATTTATTTTTTGGAAGAGGTTCGATTTCTCCACTTTTTCATCGCCTGTGATTTAGAAGCAGACGAAGGGAGAAAGTGGAAGATGAATACACAGGATATCCGAAAAGAACAGGAACAGGTGCTTGCTCACGCTGCCGAAAGGCCGTCTGAGCTGTTTGGGTTGCTGGATTACATATTTGATCATGCAAATGGAGACGTTGACGAAGCAGAAACCAGGATTCTGGACGAAATAAAACGCTGGGTTCGAGATATGTGTAAGATGATTGCAGGGAAAAAAGTGCAACTTAAGAAGCTGAAAGAGCAGCTGCTGTCTGCACCGACACTGACACCTGTAGAAGCCTACTACGCCATGAATTCTGGGTGCTCTGGGGAAGGAGAACGAGTCCAGAGCAGTCATATCTCAGACCCGACTGCAAAAGCAGCAATCGGCGCACTGGATTACATTATCCGAACCTGGCGGGATGATTACAAGAAATCATTGAAAAAATATGGGACACTGGCAGGTGATATTTATCTTCTGGAAATGGCTGCAGATTATGTGGGCGGAGAACAGGGGACGGTTGTTCGGCAGATTTATGTGGATGGAGTTTTCTGGAAAGATGCAGTGGGGTTAGAGGGAAAGTCGCTGTCGTGGCAAGTCATCCGAAAGATGGAACGACAGGCGCAGGAAGAAATGGCTGAATTTATTTTGAAGTACTGGAAAACACAGCGGGAAGAAAATGAGGAGGACATGAAGGATGGCACGGAGAAAGTTGTTTGATAGACCGGTAGATAAGGAAATGGTAGAACGAGCAAAACAGGTCTGTAAGGAATACACAGTGGCGAAGCGGGAACTGCCGGTACTGGAACAGGATCTTGCGCGGTTGGCAACTAAGCGGACTGAGGAAAAAAACAAAGTAATGCGGCAGTTGTATCTGGAAAAAGAGCAGGAACTTCAGAAAATGGTTGACCAGGATAAAGAAATCATCACACTTTTCACAGCTGGAGAGGAGTTTTTAGAAGGAACACCCAGAGAAGTTATTATCCAGAAATTTCTCAACGGAAAAGGATGGAACGAAATTGAAACCCCAGAAAGTAGTGTGGTAAAAATGTCGAATGGCTGTGTAGACCACTATCTCAAAATCGGATATCAGATGATGGGGTATGGAATCCAGCGGTATCTTTCAATACGGGATAAGATGTTGGGGAAGTGAACTTCAGGAGTTCACTTCCCTTTTTTGAATTTTTACCAGTCACGATAAAACATCGAGAGCTATAACTTTTCAGAGCTTTTCATCATAAATGGAGAGAATTGCTTTTAATTGGAGAAAAATGGCTTATATTGGAGAAAAAACGCATTGCATCGTATGTAGACCCGTGCTATAATATAAACTGTCAAAAGCTAAAGAGAAGCAAACAAACAGCCGATAGGTCAAAATCCTGTCGGCTTTTTTCATGCCCTCTTTGGCTTTTTTTATTATGCGTCAAGGAGGTGGAACCCGTATGGGGCGCAAGAAGAAAAATGCAAGACATAGTGTGCATGGTCGCAAGATTCATGTCAACAAGTACATCAATCAATGCGGAAAAACCAAGAAGTGCCGCAAGTCAGCAGTATCCTGGCGGCCGGCATCGAAAGAAACACCGTTTAATGATATGCCGACCTACCAGTGGCCGACTGTGAGAACTCCAAAACAGTATGAAGTCTGGTTCGCAGAGCTAGGCGATCACTCTGGCACTTCGGTGCAGAGCGGTACACGTCCAGTTCTGGTCATCAGCAATGACGTGGCGAATCGTAATTCCCCGGTCATTACAGTGATTCCGCTGAGTTCCAAGTTGAAGAAGCTGGAACTTCCGGTACACATCGTACTTACAGAAAAAGAGTGTGAGATGCTCAGGGATGAGCATTTGGAGGATTCCATCCTGCTGGTGGAGCAGATCACAACCATCGACAAGTTGGTTCTGTTTAATCGGTTTTGCTGTGTGGTCTCCGTTCAGAAGAAGTACGAGATCGAAGCCGCTGTTACAAAGCAGTTTGCGATGCGGGCTTCAACACATGGCACGAATTCTACGAGAAAGGAGGTCTGACCGCTATGGTGGATATCAAAAACATCCCGGCGGAGCTGAAGTCCTCCTGCCGGTTTTGTGTCTGGAAATTTGAAAAGCGGAACGGTCAGAAGACTAAGATGCCGTATAACCCGGAGAACGGTGACAGAGCCAGGATCAATGACCTTCGCACCTTTGCGGATTTCAAGACTACGCTTGTCACTTACGCGATGGGCGGCTATGACGGAATCGGCATTGCGGTTGGCAGTGGCATCGGAGCTTTCGATATCGACCACTGTATCCGTGAAGACGGCACACTGAACGATACGGCGGACACCGTACTTTCAATCTTCCCTACAGCGTATGTGGAAAAGTCACCGTCCGGCAAAGGACTGCGTGGATTCTTCCATGTGCCAGAGGACTATGTTTACGACAAGACAGTCTACTACATCAACAATCGCAGCAAGGGTCTGGAAGTGTATATGCCCAGTGCGACAAACCGCTTCGTCACCGTAACGGGAGATGTTTACCGCACAGGTGAGATCCCGAACGATGAAACGGCGATGACCACTCTGCTGGATACGCTGATGAAGCGAAACAAGCAGGTGCAGCAGACACATTTCCAGCACCATTCGTATCTGGATGATGAGGCTGTCATCGCACACGCCAACGAGGCCAGCAACTCCGAAAAGTTCAAAAAGCTCTTTGCCGGTGAGTGGGAAGACCTCTACGGCAGCCAGTCGGATGCAGATATGGCGTTCCTGTCTATTCTGGCATTCTGGTGCGGCTGTGATGAGGAGCAGATGGACCGCATCTTCCGCACATCTGGTCTGATGCGCCCGAAGTGGGATCGCAAACAGGCTGGTTCAACCTACGGTGCCATCTCTATCCGCAACACAGTCAATACCTGCGCTTCCGTTTACATTCCTGTCAACGCGCAGGACATTGTGGATGAGGAGTTTGCAAATCTTGACTCTGATGATAAAGAGGCGGAGCGGCCACCGGACATCAGCAAGCTCACGCTGTCGCTGGAAGAAATGGCTCCGCACACGAATCCGCGCTACGGCAGGGATGAGATCGGTTTGGGCAACATGTTCGCCGATTTTTTCAAGCCTATCGCACGGTACAACAGTGAACGCGGCATCTGGTTTGTCTATGATGGAGTTGTCTGGCAGCCGGATATGGAGAACCTTAAGGTGGCAGAGCTTGCGAAATATCTGGCAGATAAGCTGTATCTGTTTGCATTGAAGATTACAGAAGAGGATGTCAGAAAGCGGTTCATCGACCGCGTCCGGAAACTCCAGCAACGCAAGCACCGTGACACGATGCTGAAAGACGCGAAGTCCGTATTCCCACTGTCCATGAAGCAGTACGATCAGGATATCTATCTGTTCAACTGCAAAAATGGAACACTGGATCTGCGGACGATGGAATTCCGGGAACACCGCCCGGAGGATTTTCTCACAAAAGTGTCCCCTGTGATATATGCCCCGGATGCCGACTGCCCTCGCTGGCGGACGTTCATCACGGAGATCATGCAGGGGGATAAGGCCAGAGCAGACTATCTTCAGAAGGCTATCGGATACTCGTTGACTGGTGACACCCGCATGGAGTGCTTGTTTATTCTGTACGGTCCGACATCCAGAAACGGTAAGGGTACCACAATGGAGAGTATTCTGCGTATTATGGGCGAGTACGGTAAAAATGCAGATCCGACCATGCTGCAGGCGAAGTTTAACAGCCAGAGCGGAGGACCGTCTGAGGAAATCGCCCGGCTTGCCGGCTCTCGTTTTGTAAACATCTCCGAGCCGGAGAAAAAGATCACTCTGGATGCAGCTCTTACCAAACGACTGACCGGTAACGATACGATCACAGCCCGGTATCTGCATGAGAACAGTTTTGAGTTCCGACCGAACTTCAAAATTTTCATCAACACGAACCATCGTCCGAATATCACAGACCTTACGCTGTTTGAGTCTGGCCGAATCAAAATCATTCCGTTTGACCGGCATTTTGAAGAAAATGAACAGGATAAGGATCTAAAGTCCACTTTTGCTAAACCGGAAAATATGTCCGGCATTCTGAACTGGATGCTCGAAGGCTATAAGCTGTTCCGCAGTCAGGGACTTGCCATGCCGGATTCTGTCGTTCAGGCAACAACGGACTATCAGATATTCTCAGATAAGATGGGTCAGTTTTTTGATGAATGCATTGAAGAAAAGGAAGGGTGTGAGCTTCGGCGCGGTGCAGTTTACACACGCTACAAAGAGTGGTGTGGAGAGAATGGCTACCGGGCAGAGGCAGCCAAGAATCTAAACCAGGAGATTGAAAAGCGGTACAAGACTGCAAGAAAGCGTCCGAATGACGGTGCCTCCAGCAGTACGACTCCGATGGTCCTGGATGTGGCGTTCACGGCAAGTGAAGAGTCAAAAGAGGACTTTGCACCATTGACATCATGAGCTTGAAATTCAAGGTACGGACGGATTTGTTGCGGCTGTTGCTGGAAGAACACAGTGAAATCTATTGTTTTTGATTTTCATAAGTTCCCATCAAAATACCAGCAACACACGACTTCGGAGTCACGTTACCAGCAACAGCAGCAACGCCCCAGCAACAGAAAAACGTAGGAAAATCAAAGGTTTTCGGTGCTGTTGCGAGTGTTGCGAGTGAAAACCCTATTTTATTTATATTATTTTCTTTTATATACTATTTACTTTTTACTAGCAACAATAGCAACAAAAGAAAAAATATAGATCTTAACACCCCTGAAAAGTGCGTAAAATCAATATTTTTGGGGACTGGACACCTCGCTTTGTGAGGAAAGCGCCAGCAACACACCAGCAACAGATTCAGAGGACACATTGGAACTACACAATGGAACATCGCAGGCCGCTTTTGTGGGAGCCTATTTGTGGGCATGGGCAAAGGCGGCCTGCTTTGTGATACATGAAAGAGAGGACAGAACATGAGTAAGATTATTACCTGTGAACAGGTCAGCAATGGTCATCCCGATAAGATCTGTGACCAGATCGCAGATGCCATCGTGACCGACATTCTCCAGCATGACAGGAACGCCCGTGTGGCAATCGAGTGTCTGCTGAAAAAGAGCCAGCTTTTTATTGCCGGCGAAGTCACTACCGATTATCGGCCAAACTACAACCAGATCGTTCACGATGTGTTCAACCGCATCGGTGCTGAAAAGCTGGGCTGGAACCTGACCGAGCTTCTCCGCATCGGCATTCTGGTGGACAAGCAGTCGCCGGATATTGCAATGGGTGTGGACAAGGGCGGTGCCGGTGATCAGGGCATCATGTACGGCTACGCCACCAACGAGACGGCAGAGCAGATGCCGATTCCGTACATGGTCGCCACCAAGTTCCTGCAGTTGCTGAAGAACCATCCGTCCAAGATGTTTCGAGCAGATGCCAAGGCGCAGGTCAGCTACGATTACGACACCGGCCGAATCACCACCTTCCTCTGCTCCGTGCAGCACAGCCCGGATGTGGAGGTCAGCGACTTCCGGCATATCATCGAATCCATGATGGTGCTGGCCGCCTGCGAGTACGGTCTGGATGGTGACTTCACGAAGCTGGTTAATCCGACCGGTCGTTTCGTGCTGGGCGGCAGCTATGCTGACTGTGGTGTGACTGGCCGGAAGCTGGCGTGCGATACCTACGGTGGCATCGGTCGCATGGGTGGCGGTGCTCTGAGCGGTAAAGACCCCACCAAGGTGGATCGCTCCGCAGCATACATGGCTCGGAAGATCGCCAAAGACATCGTGCAGGCGGGCTACGCTGACAAGTGCGAAGTCCAGCTGGCCTACGCTATCGGTGTGATACAGCCGGTGGGTGTGGCTGTGGAGTGCTTCGGTACGGAGCACCAGTCCCTTGACTTCATCGAAGCCTACGTCCATGACAGCTACGACCTGACCCCGCAGGGTATCATCAAGCGGCTGGGACTGCTGGATGTAGATTACAACAAGGTCAGTGCTTACGGTCACTTCGGTAAGGCTGGGCTTCCGTGGGAGGACTGACCTATGCCGTACAGACCAAAGACACCGTGCCATCACCCCGGCTGTCCGGAGCTGGTCGAACCCGGCCGGCTTTACTGTGAGAAGCACCTGCCTCTCCACCCAGAAGCCACCCGCCCGGCAGCGAAGCGTGGATACAACAGACGGTGGCAGAAAGCCAGAAAGTCGTATCTGGAAGCCCATCCGCTGTGTGTGCAGTGTGCCAAGAAGGGCAAGTACGTCCGGGCAACGGTGGTGGATCACATCATTCCGCACCGTGGTGACCAGAAACTTTTCTGGGACCAGAACAACTGGCAGTCGCTGTGCAAGAGCTGCCACGATAAGAAGACGCTGACCGAAGACATCAACCCGACCTACACCTACTGACACCCCCGCTGGGGCCGGGGTCACTTCTCTACGGTGAAGTCACACGGAGACCGGTGCGCCCTTTTCTGTGAAAAACCGCAAAATTGATAGGCCGGGGGTCAGAGGATTAACGGCGCAAAATGAAACAGGAAAATGTACAGGCATCGGAGCTTCGGTTCCGGTGCCATTCTTTTTCCCCGAAATGAACCAAAGTGTGTGAAACCTCTTGTAAACAGGGAGCTTTCGCACATTTTAGCTTGTTCCGGGAGGAACAGGGGCGAGCGGGAATCGGCCGCCGCAACAACGATCCAACCTGGCGGTGCAGTGCCGATTTCCACTTCGCTGCTTTTCGTATGTATTTTGAAATTTTTCTAAGAAACCGCCGAAGAAACGGCGAAAAATGAGAGTGAGGTGAGGGCGGATGGAAGATTACACGGCTGAGATGATCAGGGACATGGCGTTTTCCTTCTGCCCTCAGTGCGGTACGGCAATCGTACCAAACCATAAAGGCAGACCACGGAAGTTCTGCTCACCGGAATGCCGGTCACGGTGGAACAACACCCATCCAAAGCCGGAGAACTGGAAGACCGTGCGGTCGAAGATCTGCCCGGTGTGCGGCAGGGAGTTTTCCTACCGGCACCAGTATGGTCTGGAACGGAAATATTGCAGCCGTGCCTGTGCAAACAAAGGACGCTGGAAGGAGGGCGATGCAAATGGAAGAACCGCTGAACATAGAACGTGATGTGGTAAAGAACGGTGTCCGGCTGGACTGTGTGTTTGAGGGCTATGAGTACCGCCCGGAGAGAGAAGAAGTCCGAAGCCAGCGGCTTGCCGGGTTTGAATGTGTGGAGATCGCAGAAAACACAGGGCTTTCTTTGGAACAGGTCACAGATTACTGCCGGGAACTGGGTCTGCCGGAAACGGGGAGCTGCCAGTTACAGCCACCGGATGGGTCGGGGGAACGGCGCTGTCCGGTTTGCGGACGCATTCTCGTACAGAGAGGAAACAGTGGTCGGAGACGGTTCTGTTCTCCGGCTTGCCGGGAGGAATATTACAGGCAGCATAAGCCTTTTCGGATCGCGGTCTGTAAAAACTGTGGAAGGGAGTTCCATGCCGTAGATGAAGGAAAACGGCAGCGGAAGTTTTGCAGCCTGAATTGTTATTGGGATTATCGATACGGGATGAAGGGAGTGGATGAGGGTGAGTAAGATTATCGGTGTGTTTCCGATGTTCAACACCGGGGGTATCTGTGTACATGCGATTGACGATGCGGAAGATAAGGTCCTGGCATCCGTGAACGGGGAAAACCCGGAATGGTGCGAGATGGCTGAACAGCCGCAGGAAGATGGAGATGAGATGGAGTCGGGCTTTTTGTTCGGCTCCTTTTTCGTGCCGTTCTCCGGGGTCATGCGCATGTGAATCTGAATTAGGAGGGCTTACATGAAAGCGACTGCTGAACTGAAGATGCTGCCGGTGTCCGTACTCAAGCCGGCCGCATACAATCCCCGGAAAAAGCTGAAGCCGGGGGATAAAGAGTACGAGAAGATCAAGAACTCCATCACGGAGTTCGGGTTCGCAGATCCTTTGGTGGTCAATGCCGATAGGACAATCATCGGTGGCCACCAGAGATTGACCGTAGCGATGGAGCTGGGCTATACCGAAGTGCCTTGTGCGGTGGTGGACATCGACAAGACCAGGGAAAAAGCCCTGAACATTGCGCTCAACAAGATCACGGGTGCATGGGATGATTCCCTGCTGGCCGACCTTCTGAAAGACATCGAAGATTCCAACTTCGATCTTGGCAAGACCGGCTTTGAGCCGCCGGAGATTGAGACGCTGTTCAACAAAGTCCACAGCAAAGAGGTCAAGGAAGATGACTTCGATGTGGAATCCGAGCTGAAGCAGCCATGCTTCTCCAAAGAGGGTGACCTTTGGCATCTGGGAAAGCACATCGTTCTGTGCGGTGATTCCACCAAAGCAGAATGCTACGACACCCTGATGGACGGAACCAAGGCAAATATGGTCCTTTCCGATCCCCCTTATAACGTGGATGTGGAAGAGACGGCCGGTAAGATCATGAATGACAACATGAGTGATTCGGAATTTTACCAGTTCCTTCTGGCAGCGTTCCAGCAGATGCACGGTCATCTGGCAGATGATGGTTCCATCTATATCTTCCATGCCGATACCGAGGGTTTGAATTTCCGTAAGGCATTCAAGGATGCCGGGTTCTACCTGTCCGGGTGCTGTATCTGGAAGAAGAATGCGCTGGTGCTGGGACGCAGTCCTTACCAGTGGCAGCACGAGCCGTGTCTTTACGGCTGGAAGCAGAAGGGAAAACACCAGTGGTATTCCGACCGGAAGCAGACGACCATCTGGGAGTATGACCGGCCGAAGTCCAACAAGGACCATCCGACCATGAAGCCCATCGGCCTGATGAGCTATCCGATCCGCAACTCCACCATGACCAACGGTATCGTTCTCGATCCGTTCCTGGGCAGCGGCTCGACCCTGATCGCCTGTGAGGAGACCGACCGTGTGTGCCGGGGCATCGAGCTGGACCCGAAGTTCGTGGATGTGATCGTGAAGCGGTACATCGAACACAGCGATGGTCACTACGATGATGTGTTTGTTGTCCGTGACGGTCAGAAGCTGAAGTTCGAGGAAGTGGCGACCTTCGAGCCGGAAAGCGAGGATGCTGATGCCTGATGTAAAATGCGTCCTCATCCATGACAACTTCCAGAATTTCAAGTCTTATAACATCCCCAAGGCGCAGCTGGTGATCGCAGACATTCCGTACAACATCGGTACAGATTTCTATGCCAGCCGGCCGGACTGGTATGTGGATGGCGACAACAAAAACGGGGAGAGTAGCAAGGCGCGGAAGGCGGCATTCAATACCGATTTCACCTTCAACATTGCAGAGTATTTCCACTTCTGCAACCGCCTGCTGAAGAAAGAACCCGGCACAGGAGAGAAGGATGCGCCGTGCATGATCGTGTTCTGTGCGTTTCAACAGATCCCGAAGGTGATCACCGAAGCAGAGAAATACGGTTTCAAGAATTATATCCCGCTGGTGTTTTGCAAGAACTACAGTCCGCAGGTTTTAAAGGCCAACATGAAGATCGTGGGTGCAACGGAGTATGCTCTGGTTCTGTACCGGGGAAAGCTCCCGAAGTTCCGTAATCTCGGTGAGGACGGAAAGCCCCATATGATCTTCAACTGGTTTGACTGGAAGCGGGATGGCAGGGAATATCCGAAAATCCATCCTTCCCAGAAACCGATCTCCGTGCTGAAACGACTGATCGAGACCTTTACAGATGAGGGCGATGTGGTCATTGACCCCTGCGCCGGCAGCGGCTCCACGCTGAGAGCAGCAAGAGAACTGGGGCGCAACAGCTACGGATTTGAAGTATCCAGAGACTTTTACCAGAAAGCAAATGAGCAGATGCTCGGAGAGGAGGTCGCCGGATGAGCACAGAACAGAATAAGACTTTGACCCTCGGCAGCCTCTTTGATGGCTCCGGGGGTTTTCCATTGGGCGGTCTGTTGACCGGGCAGATCACTCCGGTGTGGAGCAGCGAGATCGAGCCGTTTGCCATCCGGGTCACGACCAAACGTCTGCCGCAGGTGAAGCACTACGGAGATGTGTCTGCCATCAGCGGAGCAGACCTGCCTCCAGTGGACATCATCACTTTTGGGAGTCCCTGTCAGGATATGTCCATCGCCGGTAAGCGGGACGGTCTGGATGGTTCACGGTCCAGTCTGTTTTACGAAGCAATCCGAATCGTGAAGGAAATGAGGTGTAAGACCAATGGAGAAAAACCAAGATTTATCGTGTGGGAGAATGTGCCAGGGGCCTTCTCCTCAAACAAAGGGCAGGACTTCAAAGCAGTCCTCGAAGCCGTCATCGGTGTTAAAGAACCGGCCGCCTCGGTGCCTGCGCCTGAGAAGAAAGGATGGCCCGATGCCGACTACTATGTGGGAGACGGATGGAGCGTCGCGTATCGAGTTCTTGATGCACAGTGGTGGGGCGTTCCCCAAAGAAGAAAACGTATCTACCTTGTCGCAGATTTTGCAGACCAGAGTGCCCCAAAGGTACTATTTGAGTCCGAAGGCGTGTCTCGGTATTCTGCGGAGGGCTTCCGTGCGTGGCAAAGAGCTGCCGCCGGTGCTGAAAGCGGCACTGGAGAGGCAGGCTGTAACGGAGCAGGAGGACGGATCTGTCTGAACGACCAGGGCGGCAGGCAGATGGATGTTTCCAAAGATGTGACCGGAACCCTACGGGCAGAGGAGCATGGGCATCAGCCGTGTGTTCTGGAAGCCGCCGGTTTTTGTACCGAGCATTCCGCAGATGCCAGAAGCATCGGATACGAGGAAGAGCGGTCACCGACCCTCCGAGCTGGTGTTGTGCCTGCCGCCATCGCACTGGAGAATCATCCTGCTGACAGCCGGGTGAAGATTTCCGAGGACGGTAAGGTGCAGACACTGACAAGCCGGTGTGGTACGGGTGGCGGCAATGTCCCGATGGTCATGGATGCTGTTGAAAATTCAGTGGAAAGCTCGGTGAAAGATGTTGAAAACTCCCCGGCAGTCACACTGAAAATTCGCTCCGGTTGCGAGGGCGGCGGGAAGGGAGCCATCTGGCAGGAAGAAAAGTCGGCCACCCTCGGCTGCAACAACGACCAGACACTGTTCGTTCCGAAATGCTATGGCGTCTGTTCCAAAGCCAGCCATTCCATGATGTCCGATAATCCGCACAGCGGTTTTTATGAGGCCGAAACTTCCCGGACACTGGACCGCAGCGGCGGTGACCCGACCTGCAATCAGGGCGGTATCTGTGTGGTAGAGCCGGTCGCCTTTACCCAGAACCAGAGGGATGAAGTCCGGGATCTTGGAGAAAAGTCAGCGGCACTGGCAGCAGATCCGGGGATGAAGCAGCAGACCTTTGTGGCACAGCCGGAAGATGTGACAGTCTTCCATGTGAACCAGCGCAATGAGCTGATCGATCTGCATGGTAAGTCCGGCGCTTTGATGGCGACCCGGAGTGACCAGATGCAGACCTTCGTCCTGCAGGGCAACATGATCGGCCGCAAGGATGAGAACGGTCCGCAGGGGGATGGTGTCAATGAGGATGTCTGCTTTACACTGGATGCCACTGACCGCCATGCAGTCTGCGCACCGGAGGATGTGTATGCCATGACCACCGGCTCCTATATGCAGGTGGCAAAAGAAGTCGCACCGACCCTGATGGCACGGGATTACAAAGACCCGACCACCATCGCACCGGTACCGCATTTGAACGAGGGTGTCATGGGAACGGTGGCAACCGGGGCACATCCCAGCGGCTTCAACGGGCAGGATGCTTTCAATGACCGTCTGGTCATCGACAATCCGGAAGCACAGCCCGCACCTGTGACCTATACAGTTCGCCGTTTGACACCGACCGAGTGTGCCAGACTGCAGGGCTTCCCAGACTGGTGGTGCAGAGACCTCGGAACGGAAGACCCGACCGAAGAAGAGCTGGCATTCTGGGCAGATGTGTTTGAAACGCACCGTAAGATCGTGACCCATGCCAAGAAGCCGAAAACGGAGAAGCAGATCCGGAAATGGCTGGCTGACCCGTATACGGATTCGGCCGAGTACCGTATCTGGGGCAACGGCATTTGCTTAGCCAACGCATTCTTTGTTCTGGCCGGCATCGCATGGTGTGCAGGTCTGGAAGAATAAACTGGCCCGCTATATTACTAGGTAGAAAGCGACCTGGTGATATGGTGGGCTTACATATTGGTCCTATTTACACAACAGATTTTGCGGTCCCTTGTGTAAATGGTCGAACATGAAGAATATCGGGAAATGGCCTTGCTATTCATCCGGTTTAGAGTGATATATGTGCTACCGAAAAGAACATCGGGATGCACAAAAACAAATGAACGAGAAGGAGCGATGAATCATGTTGAAATTTAAACTGAACGTAGCCGAGCGCAAGACCCTCGCAAAACGCATGGAGGAGCTGACCGGCATCCACCCTTACTATACCAAAGCACCTCTGTATTCTTACGACATCGGGAGCTACACCATCGACCGGAATGGCAACCTTCTGGTCGAGCCGGAGAATGCAGATGCCGAGCTGCTGACGACCCTGCTGAATGAGGGACTGATCCGCGGTGGCGAGAGCATTGAGAGCACGGATGACCAGATGGAAAACACGGAGCCGACCGACCATTTGGAAGAGGATCCTGTGACCGAGGATACCGAAGCAGAGACGGAGGTTTTGGACGAGCAGGAATCTGAAGATGAAAGTACCACAGAAGGGAACGAACCTGCGGAAGCCGAATCCGAGGAAGCATCGGAGCCGGATAATGCGGCAGAGGATGAGCCGGATGCAGAGGAGCCGGAAAGCGAGGAGCAATCAGAAGCAGAAGACCAGCCGGAAGAAGTGCCACTGGACTTGGAGCTTGCATTCCCGGTCAGCCAGCACAATGGTGTCACTCTCCGCAACCTGGTCAACCTTCTTTACAGCCGCGGCAAGCTCATCGGCAAGGCGACTGGCGGACACTTTCATGTGGAAGAGGGGCTGGTCGAGAAGCTGAAGGACGATAGCTGCACCTTTGCCATCATGAACTTCATAAACGCGGTCAGCGACTATGAGGCTGAGCATGGTGCTGCACTGGAAGGCCTGAAGATCACCACCGAGAAGGTCATCTTCACCGGCTTCCCGACTGCATCGGACCACGAACACCTGACGGCTTTTGCACAGCTGGCGGTGCTGATGAACCAGCAGGCGATCAGCCAGAAGCGCATCCAGGCAAAGGATGTCAACGATGAGAATGAGAAATACGCACTCCGCACATGGCTCCTGCGGCTGGGGATGAACGGTCCGGATTTCAAAGAGACACGCAAGATCCTCATGGAGAACCTTTCCGGCCATGCGGCTTTCCGCACGGATGAGGAAGCACAGAAGTTCCTTGCAAGGGAAAAGGCAAAACGGGATGCCCTGAAAGCCGCGAAACTGGCGGCACAGAACGGCGATCCTGCCACAGGGGAAACGGTCGCACCGGATACGACCCGGCCGACACAGCCCGACTGTGGGGCAGACACGGCGCAGATGCTGGAGGCGGGAGCGTAAGCTCCCAATCCCCCAATGGGGGCCGGAAAATATGCGAGACCCTCTTCCATTGTACCGATATTAGCTCTGAAAATGTACATTATCAAGCGGATAAACTGCAGAAATGTACACGATCATTCTGCCTTATATTTGTCGAATATATGTTCTTTTATATCCTTGCTATTATCCGCACCTGACGGTAATATGCACATACCGAAAGGGAAAACAAGGAAAAAACAAAGGAGAACATACCATGAACGATAAAACAAGAGAGCAGATTGAAGCCATGAAGAACCAGACCATCGGAGTTGAGATCGAGATGAACAACATCACCAGAGAAAAAGCGGCAAGAAAGGTCGCCGAGTACTTCGGAACCAGAGCATGGAACGCCGCCGGCGAGTACGGATATTACAGCTGGGCTTGCAAGGATGGACAGGGCAGGGTTTGGAAATTCCAGAGGGATGTGAGCATCTACGGACCGGACGCAGAAAAATGCGAACTGGTCACCCCGATCCTCACCTACGACGACATCGAAACCTTGCAGGAAATCATCCGGCTGCTCCGAAAGGCAGGCGCAAAGAGCGGCCCAAGCCGCGGATGCGGAGTCCACATTCACATTGGCAAAGGCGACCACACCGCAAAGACCATCCGCAACCTTGTGAACATCATGGCGGCGCACGAACAGCAGATCGGCAGAGCCATCCGGATCGATGCAGGGCGCACCGGACAATATTGCCAGGTGGTCAACCATCGCTTCCTCGACCGGCTGAACCGCGAGAAGCCGACCACCATGCACAGGCTGGAAGACATCTGGTACGAAGGCAACGGTTCCAGCTGGGAAAACCGGAATGCCCACTACAATTCAAGCCGGTACCATATGCTGAACCTCCATGCCACCTTTACAAAAGGGACCATTGAATTCCGCCTTTTCCAATTCGCAGACCCAGCGGACGGAAAGTGCAACGGACTGCACGCCGGTGAGATGAAAGCCTATATCCAGCTTTGCCTCGCAATGAGCCAGCTTGCCAAGATGGTCAGGACGGCAAGCCCAAAGCCCCAGCAGACCGACAATGAAAAGTATGCGATGCGGTGCTGGATGCTGAGGCTGGGATTCATCGGGGATGAATTTGCAACGGCAAGGGAGATCCTTCTGCGGAACATGGAGGGCAACGCATCCTGGCGGAACAAATAAGCCGGGATGCACGGGCACCTTTTGGGCGGGCAACCGCCCTTGAGGTGGTAGAAGGAGGTGCAGGTTTATGAAAAGCACGTTAAAAAATGAAAACACACCGGGTGGCAGAACCTTTAAGGTGACCATCACCGAGACCTACCAGAGAACGGTGACCATTTATGAATCCGAGATGAAAGAGCCGACCGTGGAGGAAGCACAGCGTGTGGCAGAGGACTGGTGGCAGGACAGCCAGATCGAGCTTGGGACAGAGGATTTCCAGGGCGTGGAATTCACTGGCAGGGAGGACGGTGAGGCAGATGTTTGAGTTGATCAGCCGAGTCCCATCCAGATATTATCTTGCCTACGGAAGCAACCTCGACATGGAGCGGATGGGAAAGAGATGCCCCTACGCTGTGGTGGTCGGCACGACCGAGATCAAGGGCTACCGGCTTCTGTTCAAAAAGAGCAAGACCGGCTGCTATGCCACCATCGAGCAGGATGCCAATGAAAGCGTACCTGCGGTGGTCTGGAAACTCTCGGAATACGATGAACTCCTGCTGGACCGGTACGAGGGCTGCCCACGATACTACTACAAGAAGCAGTTCCAGCTTCCGGTCTGGAACCTGAACGGGAACCGCATGAAAAAGGCAAAGCCCTGCATCGCTTATGTGATGCACGAGGACCGGCGGCTTGGCTGCCCGGATGCCGAGTATTTTGAACTGCTGCAGGGCGGATACAGCGACTGGGAGTTTCCGCTGGACACACTGAAGCGTGGACTGGCAGCCAGTATCGGAAGGGCGGAAGCCATCCGGTATCTGAAGAAGCGGCAGATGATGTAAGAGTACACGATCAAAAGCAAAAAACATTGTGCAGTATATGATGCTCATCGGCCTTGATAAATCAGGGCAGAAGAGTGATATATACCATACCGCCAGACAAGAGCGGAGAAAACCGAAGGGAGAGATTCAAATGAAGAACAAGAAATATTACATCGCCTACGGCAGCAACCTGTCGGTGGAGCAGATGGCAGACCGATGCCCGGATGCAAAAATTGCAGGGCAGGCGGTGCTGGCCGGCTGGGAGCTTTTGTTCCGTGGCTGCGCCACCATCGCACCGAACCCGAAGAAGAACACGCCGGTTCTGGTGTGGGAGATCTCGGAAAGGGACGAAGGAAACCTCGACCTCTATGAGGGCTACCCGAACTACTACCGCAAGGAAGATCTGAACATCGAACTGCTCCGGGAAAGGGCAGAGCCGGAGATGGTGACCGCAATGGTCTACATCATGGAGAACGACTTCGGACGCCGCGCACCGAGCCGGTATTACTACAAAGTTCTGCATGACGGCTACAAGGCATTCCACTTCCCGATGCACATCCTCGAAGGTGCGCTGAAGGAATGCATGGATAAGGATGCCGCCCAGCGGATGATCGAGGAGGTGCAGGCATGAATTTCGCAGATAAGAAAACGGTCGAGAAGCTGAGAAAAGAGTTCCCGGTCGGATGTCGGATCGTCCTCGATGAGATGGATGACAGGCAGGCACCGACCATCGGAACGCAGGGAACCTGCAACGGGGTCGATGATGCCGGAAACATTTTAGTGAGCTGGGATACCGGAAGCCATCTAAACGTTGCCTACGGCGCGGACAGTT